GGACCGTACTATGAAACCGATTATTCCAAGTTTGAAAGTCATTTCAGCAAGCAAATTCTGGAAGCGTTGGAGTTTCGACTCTACCGCTACATGCTGGCCCCGCACTTCAAAGAGGAACTGATGCACATAGAAAAGGCGCTGTCGGGTCTTAATGTGTGTCGGTATAAGAACTTCACCCTTAAAGTCCGAGGCAAAAGAATGTCTGGCGACATGTGTACTTCCCTTGGAAACGGATTCAGTAATTTGATGCTGGCTATGTACGTTGCCGAGCTTGTCGGCGGAGGTTTCGCGGGTGTCGTTGAGGGCGATGATGGGCTTTTTGTTGCTGCTGGCACTGTCACGAAACGCCACTTCAACGACCTAGGGTTTGATATCAAAATATTGTCCTTTGAGAATCTGAATAGTACCACGTTTTGTTGCATGAACTTCTCTGGAGATGGATGTTTGATTACTGACCCTCGTGACGTGCTTGTGAATTTTGGATGGTCTCATTCATATTTTGCTCACTCGTCTGATGCTGTCCGCAGGCAGCTATTGAAAGCGAAGGCTCTTTCGCTTTTGTATGAGTACCCCCGTTGTCCTATAGTGACGCCCCTAGCTCTGCGCGTCAATTCGCTGCTTGATGGCGTCGTGCCTCGCTGGGACGGAGACTGGTATTCGAAGCAAATTTTGCAGTGGGCTTTGAAATTTGGTGTGGATGCATTTTCCCACACTATCACGACCGAAGCCCGTGTTGCCATTGCAAAGAATTATGGAATTGACATGGCGCAGCAGCTTGCAGCCGAGAGTGCAATTAGCACCATGGGATTGGGTTCCTGTCATGATGAACGGCTACTTGTGCTCTTAGCAGATCTTAAGGACTGTGCTGATTATTTCCAACGATTTGTTCATTCGAGCGATTCTGTGGTGTGCTACCACAATGGATGGACTGCAGCAGATTTCAACCTTCCCGGCCCTGGCAAGCGGCCCGGAGGATGTTTTGTGGAATATACTTTAGGTGTACGGTGTCCGAGCCTGTTGACCGCAGTGTTGCTTGCTATGGGGTTCATCCGGAGCATATGCTGGACCAAAATCGGTGGTTTGAACTTGACCTTAATATTTCCGTGCTATTCAGAATGCCA